GAAGGCCGACTCGGGCACCGAGAACACGTCGCCGCTGCGCCGGCGCACGTCGCCGAAATACCCGAGTCGCGTCGCGCGCACGCGAACGAGCGGGCCCACGACCGGCGGCGGCTCGTCGTCAGCCGGCGACGGCGAGACGCTCGCCGTTTCGACCTGGTGCGTGATGCCATGCACGTGCCCGTGTTCCGCACGGGTCTGCTCGAGCACGCCCTGCTCGGTGTTGTTGTCGAGGAGCGTACCGGCCGCGGGATTCTGCGGCGCCGACGTCGCCGGCGTCCTGTCCGTTTTGTTTTTGGGATCCATATGCGTGTCTCCTTACGCTCTGCGCGAGTGAGTGACGGTGAGCCGACCGTGAGGCCGGCCCACCAGGAACGGCAGCGCGACCGCCGTCTACGAAACGTAGCCCTTCGGATACGCCTTCGTTAGAATCGAGAACAGCGATTTCGCCGTGAGCCAGGCCGTCGCCGTGATGGTGCCGCCGGCGGTCGTCACGCGAATACCGAGGAACCGCTGCGTCGGCGTGCCCATCGGCAGATCAATGAACGCGAGGAACCCGACGACGGTCTCCGTGAGTAGGAACGAGCGCGACGCATGCACGAGGATGCCCGCGGTCAGCGCGGCGTCGGTCGCCGAGATGATTTCCACGAGCGAGGGCGCGACGGTGCCAGCGACGTCGACCGCAAAGCCAAAGCCCATCGGTTCGCCGGTGCCGATCTGCCGCGCGTTCGGCGCGACGGAGGTCGCGCCGAGGTCTACCGAATTGGTCGAGACGGCCGCGGCGCCGAACGCTTGCGCGTCAGACACGAGGCCGAGAGCATCAAGAAACATGGTGTTCTCCTTCTACGAAGTGGAACGGATACGAACGGCGGCGCAGAGTGGCCTCCCTCTGCTTTACCAGTGACTAGGGCCGTTAGAATTCGCCACTGACCGCCACACAGATTTGAGCTACGCGACGAGCGCCTCGTTGTTGAGAATCGCGTCGACGGTTTTGATCGGCACGTCGCCGAACATGAGGATCGGCTTGCCGTTAACGTTCTCGAACGTGAGCCCGCCGCCGCCACCGACCGCCGTGCGCGTGAACTTGCGCATATAGCGGCGCGCCGTGCGATTCGCGTAAAACACGGGTTTCCCGAGCCGGTTCGGCAACGTTTCGACGGCCTGCTCCATGAGCGCGATCACGTCGATCGTGACGCCGCCGTTCATCAGCGAGACGTCGAGGTTGCAGATGCGCACGACATAGCGCCAATCTTTCAGCGCAATGCCGGCCTTCCACTGCCACCGCTCCTGCAGCGCGCGCATCCGGCTGCCCGGCATACCCGCGACCATCTCGACGGTGACCTCGCCGAAATCTTCGTGAATGAGCCCGGCCTTGCTGCCCTTCGGGAAAATCCCGCTGACCGTTTCCGGACCCCAGGCCACGAGCCAGATGCTCGTGTTGTCGGTGTCGACGCTGCCGCCCTTGATCACATTCGAGCCGTTCGGCGCGGTCGAGAGCGAATAGCGCGGCGAGAGCCCGGTGAATTCTTCGGGCGCGACACCACTGTTGCCGTAGATCAGCGTTTGCGCGAATTCCTGATTCATCGCCTCGAGGAACGCGCGCCCTTCCGACAACCGGAACGAAGCCTGATTACCATTGAGGAGCATCAGATCTTTGTCGACTTCCGACCAGGCCTCGAGCATGCCGGCCTGCTCGTCGATCTGCGCGGTCGTGGACTTGCTCGGCGTCACGCCTTGATTGAGCAGACGCCAGGCGACGGCCGGGAGGCCCGTGCGCACCGTCGTGCGGTGACCAGTCGGGAGATTACCCTCGACGAATTGCATGTCCTCGAGGATTTCATTCGTCTGCGCGAGCAACTCGACAATCGTCGGCACCTTCCCGTCGGGATCCAGCCGCTTTGCCCAATCGTGGAGCGTGAGATTACCCGTCCCGAGCGCGACGCCGAATACGGGGTCGCGTCGCCGAAGTCGGGGAGCGTGAACAACGTCGGCGCGTGCGTGAGCGTGGCCGCATACAGATCCAGCGGCACGAGCACGAGCGCGATCGCCAGCGTGAGAAACGAAAACAATCGGGTTCGCATGTGGAGCTCCTTTAGGGCGTGGGAGGATCCGCCGGCTTGCCGTAGAGCACCTCGGCGGGATCCCGTGGGATACTCCCGCCGCCGCCACTGCCGCCGACCGGTCGGTCTTCCGCCATTTGTCTGCCGAGATCCGCCAGGGCCGAGGCAATCTCGATGTTGTCGACAGCGCCGCCGCGGTTCAGCGTCGCGAGGAACGCGTCGCGGCGGGGATGCCCCACCGGCCGGATGCGATCGATGGCGAGACGCGCGAGCCGATCCGTGTCGGCCAACTTGTCGCCGCCATAGTCGCGATCGGCCACGAGGGCCGCCCGGAATTCCGCCGCCTGCGCTTCGATGATCGCGAGATGCTCATCGAGCGCCTGCTGCGCGTCCTCGTTCGACCAATCCGCTGCGCGCGCGATGTCTTCGAGGCGTTGAAGGTCGCGCGCACTCACGTGCGCCTGTCCCTTCGCAGACACGACCAGGGCGTATTTCGCGGGAGCCTTCGGCGCCGCCGGTGGCGTGCCGTCCTTGCTCACGGGTTCAGCCGCGGGCGGTGTCGCAGGTGGAGGTGTGGCCGCCGCCGGCGGTGTCGCAACAGGCGCCGGAGTCGCCGCCGCGGCGGGTGCTGCAGGGACCGCCGGAGGAACAGCGGGCGGTGCGGCAGTCGCAGTGGGCGGAACTTCGGGAGCGGGCACAGCGGCGGCGGCGGTCGTCATGAGAGATCTCCTTGTGACGCGACGGGCGTGTGCCCGGCGTCGGTTGTCGCGGCGTCGCGCTTCGCGCGCGCGTGCGCCTCGTGTTCCATTTGCAGGTAATTGACGTCGTCGGCGCGGAGCAGCATCGCTTGCAGCTCGTGGCCGAAATCCTGGCGGCCGCTGTTGTAGTAAATCGATCCGGAATCGAGCGACCAGACGGAGCGATACACGCCGGCCATCTCGAGCAGATCGCGAAGCAGCGCGCGACCGGCATACGTGGCGAGCCCCTCACGGTAAAACGCGAGACGGTCCTCCGCGACGCGGTCCTCTTTCCGGCGCGCGCGCTTCACTTGCGCGGGATCGGCGGCGTTGCGGACCTCGGCGCGATCCATCACGCGGCCTCCGGCGCCGCCTGGGCAGCCAGGCGCGTCAGCGCGGTATCCCCAGTCATCGACGCCTGGCTGCCGGCGCGCAGCGCCTCGGCCATCGTCTTCGCCTGCTCGGCTTCCGCTTGTGCCTGTTGCGCCTGCGCTTCTTGCGCCGCGAGCTCACGGGCCTCCTCGGTCGGCCGCACGATGCGCGGATCGACGCCGAGCATCTCGCCGTAGTTGTCGATCACTTGATCGATGTCGATCTTGTGGCGCACTTGCGGGAACGATTCCATCAGCGGCACGGCCGTCTGCAGGAAGCGGTCTTGCCCGATCACGCCGACGAGTTTTTGCGCCTGCGCGAGAATCGAGATGTATTCGACTTTCAACGTGACGCCGGCGAGCGACTCCGGCGCCGGCGGGATCAGGCCGTTCGCCTCCATCAGCGAATACACGCGATCGACGAGCGGGTCGAGGAGCTCGTCATTCGTGCGCTCAAGCACGGGCCCGAGCGCGAGCAATTTCTCCTCGTGCCGTTCTTCAATCTCGCGCGCCGTCGCCGGCTGCGAGCCGCGCAGGCGATCACTCGAGGCCAACATTAGAAACAGGTCCTCGTAGAACGCGCGCTGCACGCGATACTGCGTTTCGCGGATGTCGGCGGTCATATCCGCGAGGTTGATGTCGACGTCGTGAATCGACCGCAGGCCTTGCATCCCCTCGCGGACGTCCTGATACGTCACATCGCCCGGCAAGAGGCTCGTTTTCTGCGTGCGCAGCGACGACGGCCCCACGAGCGGCGGATCGATCTGTTTCGCGATCGCCTGCGCCTTCCGGCGCTGCATGAGCTGGAGCTGCTTAATGTCCGGGAGCGCCGTCATACCCGGGCAGTCCTGGCCGTAGCTGTCTTCAGGACTCGTGACGTCCCACCGCGGCGCCACGATCGGAAACGTGCGAAAGCCCGACTCGCGCAAAAACCGCGTGCGGCCGTCCGGGCCTTCCTGCTGCCGCTCGTAGTGACAGCTCGACCACGGCAGGAACCGGCTTTCAATGCGATCCGCGCGTGCGTCCTCGTTCGGGATCACGACCCAACAGATCGCGACGGCGCTCTCGTAGTCGCTTTTCACCCAGCGGTCTTTGACGTTCGTCGAGATCGTCGACCAATCGATCGACGTCGTGCCTGGCCGCACGCCGAATTCCTGCACCACCTGGCGCACAGTGAGCTCGTAGTCGTGGATAAACGTCGTCGCGACGCCGCGCGCGTCGAGCCCAATCGCGTAGCTGCCGATCGGTTTTGGATAACAGCGGAAGAGATCTTTCGTATCCTCCATCACTGCCATCGCGGCGGTGCCGAAGACGCCCATATCGCCATAGACAATCGGCAGCGCGTTATAGAGATTGCTCTGCAGGAACACGGTGAGCATCCGCTGCGTGACGACGTGCAGCCAGGCCTTCACGGGCGCGAAATCGGCGAGGTCTGGATCCGGTGTCGTGAGCCGCATCCACGGGCGCGCCGGCGACGTGAGCCCGGCGTGCAAGCCGCTCTGCAGCGTGCGCGCCGCGAACCGGCCGCTCGAGTCGTAGATGTTTTGATTGCGCTTATCGCCGCGGTTGCGGTCGCCGGTCCAGAACCGCGTGCGCCGCGGCAGAATGAAATCGCCAAGCTCGCGCCAATGCGCATCAAAGCTCGATCGGTCGCTCCAAAACTGCGCCCGCATCTGTTCGTAGCGATCGCGCTTCGGTGTCAGCGGCATCTAGTAGCGCCTCGGCGCGGCGCGCAGGCGACGCGACTGGAGGATGGGCGCGGCGCTCGCGAGGCCCGGCGCCGGCGGCCCGCCGCCCGTGCCCTTACGGCGTTGTTTCGTCGCCGCCGCCTTAGCCGCGGTCGCGGCACTCGAGGCCGCACGCCGCGCGTCCGGCGGTTTCGGCGGCCCGGGGTCAATGACCGGCGGCGGCGTGCCGGGCACATGCGGCTGCCACGGACTCGCGGGCCCAGGGGCGAGCACGGGCGGCGGCGGCGCGATCCCGCTATTCCGCGCGCGCTTGCGCTGCTCCTCGAGTTCCTTCGCACTGGCGCCGCCGCCAAACCAGCCCATCAGGCGGCCCTCGGCGTGAGCTGTTTGACGTAACTCGTTTCAACCGGCGCGTAGCCGTGGCGTTCGTAGAGCTTGCCGACCGTTGGCGACTCCGCCGGCGCGACCATGCGCAGGAACGCGAGCCCGTGCTCCACGCCCCACGCCTCGGCGCGCTCGAGGAGCGCCGTCCCGCGGCGATCGCGAAAGCTCGGCTCGACCCACCACACGAGCTCATCGCCGAACAGCAATCCGGCGAGCGCATGCTCGGCGACACTGATCGCGATCATCCCGACGAGCTCCGGCGCAAACGGCCGATCGAGCTCGGAGACGAAGACCACGCCGTGCGTGCAGACGGGTTCGACGAGGGCGAGTAGGCGATCTTTTTGAACGGGAAGGAGTTGACCGTAAGCAGTGGCGGCGAGGAAATGCTGCGCCAGCGCGACCAGGCGGTCAGCATCAGCGGGAGTCGCGGCGCGGATCACAATGCCGCCGAGTGTGCGGCGGCGGGCGGGAACTTACGAGACGCTGCTACGTCCTGCTACCGTCTGCTACCGTCTGCACCGTCGGCGGCAATCGTCTGCGCGAGCTTGTAGCGCTTCAATTCGCCGAGGTGGATGCGCGTGCACCCGGCCACACGGAACGCCGTGAGCTTCCCGGTGCGCACCAGGCGGCCAACCGTCCAGCGACTCACGCCGAGGAGGCGCGCGGCCGCGATCACGGAAAACGATTCTTGATTGCTCACGGCAACCCTCCACCGCGATCCGGATGGCCTGGCGGCAGCGGCGGCGCGCCGGTGCGATCGTCGATGCGATTGCGATCGCCGGCGCCGTCGTCGATTTCGATCACGTAGTCATTCATCCGGCTCGCGCCGGCCGGCAGCCGCACGACGCGCCAGCCCAGTCGATACGCCTCGCGCATGTCGGCCGCCTGCACGAACGCGTGCGCGAAGCCGATCGGTTCCGGCTCACCGTAGAACAGCGCGACGACGTAGAGAAACCGCTTCATATGCGGCCGTGCTCCTCACACCAAAGCTCAAACGCGGACCAGTCGGCGATCGGTTTGCAGCCGGTTTCTTCCAGATACAGCGCGCGCGCCACGTCATAGCGCGCCAGTAAGGCGTCGTGCTCGTCGTGGCGCCCCGGCGCGCACACGCGGCAACACCCGCCGATCGTGAACGCGCGCCGGCCACACGTGAGGCACATCATGTCGCCAACTCCTTCAACGGATCCGCATCGCGCAGCGCGTGCCCGGACGCCTGGCCGGCCGCGCGGGCTTCGTTGCCGGCGCCCGGCATGTCGACCAGGCCGAACGTGAGCGCGAGCGCATCGGCGAGATCCGGCGAGCGCCCGAGCCGTTTCTTCACTTGATCTTTTTCCTCAAGGAGAAACTTCCCTTTGTGAAACGTATACGTCGGCGTGATCAGCTCGCCCGTGAGCTCCGGTAGCGGCGGCAGCGCGCCGCCCTGCTGCACCCATTTCGCCATCGCGAACCAAATCTCGGCGCGCCGATTCGCATACCGCGGATCCAACGCCGGCGCCGCGAACTGCACATCGATCGGCCCGAGCCCATTCGCACGCATCACGTCGACGGCGCCGGCCGCCCAGCCGCCGGTCGCATCGAAAAATTCCATTTCACTGCCCCACGACTCGCGCGCGCCCATCACGCGATTCGCGATGTCGACTGACACCGCGGAGTCGCGCGCATGCCGCAACACGATCGGGCGGAACGAGGCGAGCCCCTGGCGGGGGAAAATCACCGTGCGATCGTCGCCGTAGCGCGCGACGTCGACGCCAAGCCGCTTCTGCGCCCAATCGAATTGGTTCGGCGTGAGGTGCCGCACCATCGCACGCTCGACGTCGTCAATGCCGAGCAGCGCATTGATTGACGCCGGCGGAAACAATCCGAGGATGTAGGACATCACCCACGGATTTTCGCGGCCATAAGTCGCGATCTGCGTCGCGGCCCACTCGGCATCGATGCGCGTCGAGCGGTTCGGATCGTCCGGGTCGCCCGTGATCCGAATCACGCGCCACATATGCCGGAGGAGCGTCGCTGCGGCGTAGAGCATGCCCTCGAGGCTGATGGGATTGCCGGCTTGCAGAATTTTCCCAAAGATGGGTTTCGTCGCGAGCGCCTGCTCAGCCGCGCGGAGCACCGTCAACGGAATCGCGCCCGACTCATCGATGAGGAAGAGGACAAATTTCGAGTGCATCCCCGAGAGCGTTTTCCCTTGCTCCTCAGGGCTCGCACTCTTCGGCCACGAGCGCGCGGCGAGAAACCACGTCTCGGGATGATCGTTTGCAAAGATCCGCTCGTGCGTCCAGGTGAAGGCGGCTTTCAGATACTCGGAGCGTTCCTGCCACTTCGAGAACTCCGCCCACAGATTGTCTTTGAGGTTGTCGCGCGTCTCGGAGACCGCCGCGCCCTTTGGATGCTCACCCTTCGCCGCATGGCAGCCGAGAAACTTCCACCCACACCAGGCCTCGACGGCCGTTTTCCCGGGGCCCGCGCAGGCCTGTAGGCTGATGCGTTGATCGATCGGCGCTTTACTATCGAACGCGTGCAGCGCCGCGAGCTGCCACGGGTCCGGGTCGACGCCGAAATTCTCGAAGACGAACAGCGGGGAATTGTCGCGCCAGAGGCCGATCCGGGACTGCGCGCGCGTGAGCACGTCACTCACGCGGTCTTCACCCACGACGTGCCGGCACGTTTAATCTGCCCGCTCGTTTTCAGCACCGACAGCGCGTTTTGCCGGTCCTTCGGATCCATCTTGGGCGTGCGCTGTCGTAGGTCCGCGATCGTGAGGCCGACCTCAGACTTACTGATGAGCTCCAGTAACCGCGCCCGCCGATCGGCGGCGTCGCTAGTGCTACCGGGGCCGTTGTGAGGCGCGACAAGCAAGTGCACCTTCGCCGCGCGCGCCTTAACTAGCTTCTTTGTGGGGCGTGTGGATATCCGCCTCGCCGGCGCGGTGGCGTCCTCTGGCCAGAGAACCGCAAGATTCGCGAGCGCGAGATCCACGGCGTTAATGCGCGACTGCAGCGCCATGCGTTCCAGTCCAAGTTGCCGGGTTGTGTCGAGAATATGCTGAGGTCGGTTCATTGCCTGCCTGCCTGCCTGCCTGCCTGCCTGCCTGCCTGCCTAGCATCAGCGCACCGCCTTTGGAAACAACGCCGAGGCGCGGTCGTAGAATCGCCCGAGCGCTTCGACCGCAAACTTCCCTTGCGCTTTCGCGGCGTTCATTAGGATCGGTAGTCCGCCGGTGACTGACGCGTCGACTTCGTCGCGTGTGGCCGCGCGGCCTTCGCACCACCACGCGACCGTGTCCGGTTCACCAATTGTGATCAGTGGCTTTCCGTTGGCGTCCTTGAATAACTCATAGGAGCGCGTCGTCCAGATGCAGATCACGCCGGGATTGCGTTTGATGCCGTGGCCCGCCGCCTCTTCGGCGTCGGCTGGGAGGTTGTCGTCCCGCCGGACCATCTTCGGCTGCGAGAGGAACGGACAATTCCGCACGGACCATTCCGCGCACTCCTGGTGCGAGGGCGGCTCGCTAATCGTCCGCGTGATCGCGCACATCGGGCCGATGGGAAACGCGAGCCACCGGCCGAGCGGTTCGCCGCAGACCCAACACAACTTGAGTTTCACGGCCAGGCGAAACTTCTCGCCGTCCATCGCGCGAAACTCCGGCACGTCCTTACCGTCTGGGCCTGGCACCCACGCGACGAACCACGGCACGGGATAGCCGCGCGCATCGATCGGTAGTTTCCGCAATCGGAGCGGGAGTGTTTCGAGTTCAGGCTTAAGTGGTGGGGTCGTGGTCATTGTCATCGGTCCGCCTTCACGTCCAGCGCCGCCGCTTTCGGCTCGCACGCTTTCAGGTCGACGCCGAGCAACGTCGGCCACGCCCGCAACTTCGCTTGATTCTTGTCGGCCCAGAAATAGGCCTCATGGAACGACCGCTTAACCGCTTCCAGGAGCAACGCCTGCTGTAACGTCGCCGGCGTGGTCCCCTTCGGGAGCCCGAAGACTTTCACGATCGCCTGAAACTGCGCCCGCGTGGGCGTTTTCACTTTCTCCGCCACGGCGAGCGTCGCCTTCAACACGAGCGGCTTGAGCGCGCGATACCGCGTTTCGGCCTCGCGGTCTTTTACTTTCTGCGCCGCCTCCCGTTTCTGACGGGCCTCGTGCTGCACCGCCGCCGCCGTCCGCTTCTTTGCCGAGCCGGATGCGTTCGCCTTGGCGGTCTTTTCCCGTTGCCGAATCACGTCCCCGAAGTGCACGCGGCACTTCTCGCGGTCGACGCAGACCTCAAAGGCCTTCCCATACTGCTCGCTGCCGGCGACGACGACGCCGAGCACCGAGTGCTCGCACGTTTTCGATTTCTCCTGGCCGTCGGCGCGGCGCCACGACTGCGATCCATAGGTGCGTTCGTCGGTATCGCGCGCATCGTCCGCCACGCGATACTCGAACGTAATCGAGATCACTTTGCGGCCGCGGCCCGGCTGTGCGGCCGCCTCGGCCACCGCCGTGGCCGTTGACGCGAAGACCGCCGGCAGCGCCTTCGCGGCGTGCGTAACGTCGAAGCGAATATGCTCCGCGATCCACTGCTCCAGCTCGCGCACGGAGACCGGTTTCATATGCGCGTATTTCTCCACCGGCCCACGCGCCTCAACGCCCCCGTCATCCACGTGCTCGTATTGCCAGAGCGCCGCGCGTCCACCGTTCTGCGACCCGGCCGGGTCGATAATGCGCGTCTGATCCGCCGGCTTCTGCCGCGCAATGAGCACCGCGTGCCCCGTCGCCATCCGATCCTGCTCGAGGAGCGCCTTCGCCTCGGGAATCAGATCGTTCAGCTTCAGCCGATCCCACACCCAGGCCTCCGACATCCCCACACGTGTGGCGATCGCAACCGCGGTGTATTTCTTCGGATTGGACTCGATCAGCGCCCGGTAGCCGCGCGCCTGCTCGAGCGCCGTCAGGTCGTCGCGCTGAATGTTCTCGATGAGCTGAATCTCGAGCACCTGCTCATCGGTCAGCGTCCGCTCGATCACCGGGACGGTGACGAGCTGCGCGAGGGTGGCGGCTCGAAACCGCCGCTCGCCGGCGACGATTTCAAAGCCACTCCCCGACCCATTCCGCGCCCGCACGATCAACGGCTCAAGGACCCCGTGCTCCTGCAAGCTGCGCGCGAGCTCCGCCAGCTTGTCGGCGTGAAAGTGCGTCCGGGGATTGGTTTTGGAGGGAGCCAGGCGCGCGAGCGCCATCTCGGGATGATAGAGCCCCGTCGACATCGTCATCGGCGCCGCCTGCATCGTCGTCATTCTGTTCCGTCCTTTCGTCGTCGTTGCCCACACGCGATCGCCGTTTGATGCTTCGCAAGATATTGCGCAGTCCGCGGGCCAGGCGCACAGGGCGGCACGTGATCGCGCACGGTCGACAGGCT